GGCCCAAGAATCCATTTCGCTCTGGGCGATGGCCCAAAGGTCGTCAAGCAGGGTATCGTAGTCCTTGCCTTCTTCTTGGGTTTCGGGATCCACTTCGACCCTCTCGTCGTGGTGGCGGTACTTCTTCGCAAATTGGTTGTTGTTTCCCCGGTACAGGTTCATTATCAGCCGAACGATGTAGAACCGCAGGTAGCCTTGGACCTGCATCTTGGTAATCTTGTCGGGGTCTTTTTCGAGCAGAATAAGGACGACCTCTTGCTCGAGGTCCTTCCAAAGTGGATTGCCCCCCGTAATGGTGAGGCAAGCCCTGCGGATTTCACCGCTGCGGTAGAGTTCGAGGATGATTGATTCTGCGTACACTCACGCAAAGATGGAGGGGGTTCTTCCTAATGTTGCAAAAAATCCCGTGTCCTGTTGAGAACTTGTGTACGAAGGAATCTAATGTCGGGCCTTGCTCTCATGTTTATCGCAAGGATTTCGAGGTTGTGCATGACCGTTGCGTGGTTCCTCTTGATGATGCGCCCGATTTGGCAGTAGGTGTAGAGGTACTCGGAGTAGGCGATGTCTGCGAAGATGCTTCGAGCAAGGACCAGTTCTTGGGTCTTGACTTCGCTCAAGATGTCATCGGGGCTGACTCCGACGACCTCTGCCGTGTAGCCGAGTATGGTGCGAGTGATTAGGTCCATGTTAAAACGGGTTTGGGGGTAGAGGCATCCAATGGCTCACTTCAATTAGGAACCACGTTTGATGCTCGTAGTACCAACGGCCATCTCCCAGCCATGCGTAGGCTTGATTCATGTCGGTCGTGAATATCAAGACTGGCTCGTAAGGTTTCGGCATACGGTCCAAGCATTTTACCCATTCCATGGTCAGGCGTTTTTGGCTTGAAGGATTCGACCGAGCAGGGTCCAGTTGACGGACCAAGCCTTGATGGTTTCGGATTTGTCGGGTCGGTTGCAGTTGACGCACTCCTTACGGATGTGCAGTTGCCAGCGTCGGAAGTCGGTTGGTGTGGTTTTCATGGGGTTGGGGTTTGGTTGGTAAGTTTATAGGCTGACGATGGGGGAGGTTTTGTCAGCGTGTGGGCTGACGGATTTATCATTCATTATATGCGATAAGGGTGCTTATTGACCGATTTCTCATTCATTATACCCGATTGCGTATAGATTTTGGGTTTTTCTATATATTATACCCGATTGCGTATAGTTTGAAAAAGTTGATACTTCCCACACGAATCGGTCAGGGTCTTTATTTGCGGCCCGAATCCGTTGGAGCGGGATAAAACATACTCGCAGGCATCCCCCTTGGCCCGCACCTCAATCACCTTCCAAGGGCGGTCGTTGGTGCAAGCGGTCAGCAGGAGCAGTAGTAGGAATCGCATGGGTCAAATATACACAGGAACTACACAATTAAAATCTAACCATTTGAATTTTTTTCCAATTCTTTTGTAAACGCTTTTAGTATTCTAACTAAACAACTTCTCTCTTCGTCGCCTCGGAAAACGATTTCAATCTTTTCTACTGGCTCAGCCCTTGATGTGTCGTCGTTCACATAGCATTCCATTGATGTTGACCCCATATCTTGAAAGGTCATAGCCACATATCCTCCGTGTCCTGCATCGCCTCCTTGATAGCCTGTATGCTCCAGAGTTGCGTTAATGATGCAAAGGCCGTTGTGTTCTAAAATTAATTTTCTCATGTTTTGGGGGTTTAGTTGTTTGGTTTAATTGGTTGTAATTACTTTTTAAATTTATCTAAATCTTTGACTGGAAGGTTCCAGCAATCGGCCTTAAAAACCCATCCATTAATATCGGTACTTCCTTTTTTTTTAAATTCAGCGTTCTCAAAAAAATTGTTCTTTGACTTATAGCCTAACAAAAACCCTTTTTGCAAGTTTTCTAAAACCCTAACAAAAAAATAGAAATCGCACTGTTGGTTAATATTATGGTTTGAAATACTGCACAAAAAACGCCCTTGAGGATAAACGTTTGTGCTTTTTGTTTTTATTTCAACCTTAAATTCATTGATTATTAGGTCGTATTCATATTTATCTTTTCCAATAATTTTGTTATTTACGTCAAAACCTTTGTTTTTGTAATAATCAAAAACAATTATTTCACCAATAGCCCCATATTTATTCCCTTCTCCTTTTGTAAACGACCCATTAAGTTTGTCAAAAGAATACAATTCCTTGGCTCTTTCCCTTTGTTCGTTTGTGATTGGGATAATTATCATGTTTTCATAATTAAGTTTTGAAAATCCTCAACGCTCCTGATGACCTCGTACCTGTACCCTGCCTCTTGGACGACTGACTCCCACCACTTTTGGGAAAGGGACTGCTTGCCCTTATTGGCTTTGAACTCAAGGAAGATGGCTCCTTTATCGGAGAGATAGGTCATATCGGCCACTCCAGCGGTCAGTCCGATGCCTTTGAGAAAATGACCGTTGGTTCGGCTTCGGGGGTTGTTGAGGTTCAGGAACAACCTTCCTTCTTCGTGGGGCTTCAAGAGTTTGAACAACTTGACGCAGGCTGCCTGCAGGGTGTATTCGGGGGTCATAGGGGATACTCGTTTGCTTTGGTGTAAGGGAGTTGACATTGAACTTGGGCGATGCCAAGGCTACCATTCCTGTTCTTTCGGAAGATGACTTCCATGAGGTCCTGCTCTGCGCTCTTGTCGTGTTCGTAGGGACGATAGACAAAGGCGATTTTATCGGCATCGAACTCCAGTTGCCCTGTTTCTCGCAGGTCGGACATGATGGGGCGATGGTCTGCCCTGCCTTCGGTTGCCCGTGATAGCGAAGAAACCACAACTCCGAACACTTTTTGCCTCTTGCAGATTGCTTTCAGTTGCTTGGAGATGTTGGTCATTTGCTCGATCTTGGGCTTGGGCTTGTCAATCTTCGCAGGTTCTACAAGTTGCAGGTAGTCAAGGTAAAACCCAACGATTCCGAACTTGGCCTTGAGTTTTGCGATTTCTCCTTCGATTCGGTCAAGGTTTGCTTGGTGCAGGTCCACAATGTAGAGAGGCTTGCCTTTGAGTTGGTCGGCCTTTTGTGCCAAGGTCAGGTACTGCTCGGTGCTGATTCGCTCGTCGGGTTTCAGGAACGCAGACCCGTCCATGGTTCCGAGGTTCGATAGCATCCGCTGGGTCAGTTGGTCTGCACTCATCTCCATCGTGAAGAATACGACGGGAATATCATCCATGGCTTGGTTCATGGCTATCTGCAAAGCAAGGAGCGTCTTGCCCATTGCCGGACGACCACCCACGAGGATAAACTCGGACGGTTTGAATCCCGTGCAGATGTTGTCAAGCGGGCGGATGAAGGTTTGGTAGATTTGGTCCTTGCGTCTGCCTTCCCGGACCTCGTTCATATTGGCGAGGAAGTCCTTGGCAAGTTCGTGGGCCGATGATTCGGAGGCGTTGGACTCAACGGCTTGGATGGATTGGTAGCGTTGGAAGGCTTTTGGAATGTCCCTATCATGGGCGAGTTCTTCCATGATTCTTGCTTCTTCACGTTCCTTCCAAAGGTCGTGCAGGTCTGATGCGTAGGTCTTCCAGTTGCTAACAAGCCCTGCTTCGGGGTCAATGCCTTCGAGTAGGACATGGCCTTGGCCTTGGTCGGCAAGGTGTTTGTAGACGGTTACGACATCGACCTCTCGCTCTGCTTTGTGGAGGGATTCAATAGCCCGGTAGAGCAGGACGTTGTTGCCTGTGAATAGGCGTTCAGGAATTTGGGTCAGGAGGACGGTTCGGTTTACGAACTTGTCCATAAGGCAGCCGAGCAGTTTGCGTTCAGCGGACAACTGGTAAGGGTTCATCATCGGAGGTTAGGTTTGAGTATGCGAAGTTAGGTGTTCGTTGGATGGCTTGGTCCTCCCATCGCTTGCCGGCGAGGTAGGTGGCTGCATGAGGGACAAACTGCACGGGGGTTTGAGAGTAGAGCCTTGAGATGTTGTTCATGGCTTCTTGTTGGTCTGCATTGGACAACTTTGCAAAGGACTTTGACGCTGCCTGCTTC